TTGCTCCCGGTTGCCGTTTCGGTCACTTTCCAGAAAAATTCGCTCGTCGAGGACGACGACAAAGGGATTGGCTAAGGTAACTGTGGTCTTGGCGGAATACCGGCTTAGAGGAATCCTTCGGTGTCGATTAACGATGGTGCACCCCCGGCAAGTTTATGTAAAATCAGAACTTATCCCATAAAATTTATAGTGTATTTGACTCAATTTAGGGCATTTATAGTCCTATAGCATCAACGACTTACGAGGAATACTGGGTGCAATTTTATTCAAGGTGGCTCCCGCGAGGCCCATTAGGTTCATTCTCTCTAAATAGCTGATTATAAAAGCCAGTGGCAATTTCGGGGCAGGTCCCTTTTCTATTTTTATATAGTATTGATTCTATTGGATTTAGGAATAGTGATAGTTAAGCTGTTCATTAGACAGGAGTTAACTAGCATTAGAGGTGGTTCGGGCAAATTCGGCCCTCACCCGGGTATTAATTCCACCCCAATGGTCCTACCTCTACCCTATTACCTAGCAAATGGTTTGCTTACGTCGTAGACCACCAGGCGGGCGGAGCCGTCAGGCGGGAGCCCCGCCGATTAGAACTAGGCTGGTATATACTGGCGTAGCCTTTCTCTCTTTCTTTGGTTACTTTCTTTCTCTCTTTAAACTATTCTAAAGGACTTACGGGTTTAAATGTAGTGCAAGTAAAGGACTTACAGCAACTAGTTAATAGTAAAGGACTTATTTAGATTGAAAATACTTTGTGTTTACTCATTCTAAAGGAGTTAATTTGTTACTTTATACCTATTTGGATCGCAACTTTGTCGTCCCACAAAGCAACAAAGAATGTACTCTCATACTTACGTTTCGATTCCGCTTATGCTTCACTCCACTTCAGATTCGACTACCTCACAGAAATGGGATGGGTGTATTCATAAATACCCTATGGGGTACATAGACCTTTACAGAACTTGTAAGGTTTGTCACAAGCATAAGCACCTGTCTCAGTTTTGGAAACACTCTAATAGACCCGGCAGGTACCGTACTTGTATAGATTGTTATAAGGCTAAAGCACAGGTAAGGAAAACAGATGGCAAGACTCAATAAGGAGGAGCCGTGGAATATTGAGGCTTGTGACTTAATGGCACGGAATGGCTATAGTCTAGTAGCCGCTGTGTCTGAGATGGGCTTAGATATAGGCTCTGAGGAGCTTGAGAAGGTAGTTCGTAGGAAGAGTTTCAACAAGATACTTTGGGCAGCCCGACACAGATACAGCAATCAACTAGCTAATGACCCGGACTTTAAGAAAGAGACTATCATTGGGAAGCTAATATCCCTTAGCCAACAGCTAGAGGATCAGAAAGAATATGACAAGGCTGCGGAAGCTATTCTTAAGGCTGCTAAAGTTGCTGGATTCGTGGGACCCGAGTCAACCACAGTGAGTATATTTGGGGATTTGTCCCAATCAGACCTAGATAAGATTCGGCTCAAGGTAGAGGGTGAAATAAGTGGCAAAACGGCCCGACCAAACTAAGGTAGATGCAGCTCTAGAAGAACTAGAGCGGCTCCAACCTTCAGAGCAACTTGAGGCTATTAAGCTCATTCAAGAGCGCCGGATTAAGAAGAACTACATTAAGTACTTTAAGCCTTGGTCTGAGCAGGCGGAAGCGTTAAAGAAGTTTACTGAACATATTAAAGTATTAGGACTACTCGGAGGGAACCGAAGTGGAAAAACAATACTCGGAGCTTTCATTTGCGTTGCCTGGTGCCTCGGGAAACGCTACTTTGAGGGTGAGCCTGCATGGGAATGGGTGCAAGGTTTGCCAATTCCTGAAGGACCAGTTAATGTCTGGGTCGTCGGAGTTGACTTTCCAACGCTTAGAGATGTTATCTGGCACGAAAAACTCCGATTCGGAAAGTCTCACCCTGCATTCCTCCCTGACGATCCCAACGTTGTCAGCAATATTAGAGACGGCGACTTTCAGATATTCTTCAAAAACGGAACAATTCTTACAGGAAAGTCTGCTGAGGCTGGTAGGGAGAAGTTCCAAGGCGCTTCTGTTGACCTAATTTGGATAGATGAAGAGTGTGAGAAGGAAGTTTATGACGAGTGCTACCAAAGAACAATCGACTGTTCCGGTAAAATCCTCCTCACCCAAACCCCGCTTGTTGATATTAACTCGGGCGTTCGTGACCCGTGGGTATTTGACCTCTATGAAGATTGGCTTGCCGGGAACAAAAACGTAGATTTTAGCCAACTCTCAATGTTGAATAGTCCTTTTATAGCCCAGAAGGACAAAGATGAAGCTTTAGCTAAGTGGGCAGGCGATCCTGAAGAGGGTGCTAGGTTATATGGGAAGTTTGTTAGACGTTCTGGACTGGTTTACCCCTTATGGAAGAACGCCAGTCATATTGTCAAACCCTTTGCTATCCCTCGGTACTGGAGTCGTATTGTTTCTATTGACCCTGCTGCCACTGGTGTCACTGCTGGTTTATGGCTTGCTGTCAATCCTGAGGGCGATTATTTTGCTTTTCGAGAATATTACGAGCGCGAACGAACGGTAATAGAGCATGCTAAGAGCTTAATGATGTTAGTGGCAGGGGAGCCGGTTGACTATTGGCTACTTGACCCGACGTGGGGTGGACAACGGAATGCAGAGAACCACAAAAACGGAGCCCAGCTTTATAGAGAAGCTGGTATACCAGTCCGATTGCCGGATGTCGGAAGAGATTTTGGCCTCAATGTTTCAAGAGAGTATATCAATGCAACAGTCACTCCAGGTTCTAGGCACCCTAAATTCTTCTGCTTTGAAGGTCTACCGAACTTCGAGCACGAAATAACTCATTACACTTGGGATACTTTTAGTAAAGGTGAGCAGAAGGGTCTCTCAAAAGAGAAGCCTCGTAAGAGAAATGACCACCTTATCAATGCTATGCAGTATGCTATGACCCTTAGATTAAAGGGTGCAAAGCGCAGAGTGACTGATCCCTTCACTGAATGGTTTGGAAACGATAAAGTAAGCGCAGCACAGAGAGCTAAGACTGTTTCGTACACCTAGATGACTCAACTTTAACACAGCAGTAATAGAGGGAGAAGGCAGTAACATGAAAAAGGCATTGCTTGCGTTGGTTCTCACCTCTTTGTCAGCTATCGCGTTAATGCTAGGTAGTCATAGGTTTAGGTCCTTTGAAAAGGAAGCCAAGCAAGCAAGCGGTGCGATTTTCATTGCTGGTCAGTTTCACTGCTCTGGGACTGAGATTGGTAAAACTCAGAATGGGAATGGGATTTTTCTTACTGCTCGACACTGTGTAGCTAACCCTGATACAAATGAGCTTAACGGGCCTATAATGGTCACATTCGGGGACAATGAAGGTGGCCCCTATTATGCGGCGCGGCCTTTAGCTTTGTCCCTTTCGGATGATCTGGCTCTCTTGGAACTAAGGAATGGTGCTGACATCCCTGAAGTTAGAATCAAGGATGAGCGTTGGCTGAAACAAGGGGAAGCGATTTTCAACATCTCCTATCCTCTTGGAACAGGTAAGTTAGAATTTCACGGGCAGTATATGTCACCTGTGTTTCCTCATTATCCTGAAGAGTTTGTCTCTTACCCTCAGTGGTTGCACTCAATGCCCATGAATCTTACTATAGCACATGGTTCAAGCGGCAGTGGGGTGTTTAGTGAGAGGGAACGGGGTTTGATTGGAGTTGCAGTAGGAACCTTCTCAGAGGGTTCTTTTAACATAGCAATTCCAGCAGATAGAGTCATTGATTTCTTGAATGACCTTCAAGATAATACAGTTGAGAAGTTTCAGTATGCGTTTCCGGTTAAAGAAGCTGTTCTAGAACTGTTCTAAGCCATGAGACAGACTCCTATTGCTTACTTCGCAAGACATGGTACAACCATAGGTAACGCAAACGGGACCTTTCGAGGGGCCAAGGACTTCCCTCTTGATGAGCAAGGTAAGGAAGACGCTAAGAACTTAGGGAAGTGGTTCTCAAATAAAGAACTTAGCGCAGTTTATGCCTCCCCTTTGACTCGTACTAGAGACACAGCAGAGGCAGTTGCAATCCCAAAAGGATTAAAAGTTCAGTCTGTTGAAGGTTTTAGATCGTTGAATGTGGGCTATCTAGCAGGTGAGAAGAAATCAGACCACGAACACGTAATGGATTACTTTGAAAAGAATCCAAACGAGCGTGTTCCGGCGGGAGAATCTATTAATGAGTTCAGAGCTCGGACTCAGCCCCCTATTAAAAAGATACTTGTTGAAGCGGCTCACTCTGAGAAACCAGTCCTAGCTGTGGTTCACTCTAGTATCATACACGAATTGAACCATATTATAACCGGGGATCACAATCAGACGTTGGTGAAACCGGGTGGGATAGTCGGGGTTTACCAGCATCCTACTAAAGGTCTTGCGTTAAAAGCTTTGTTATATCCTGAGATAGATGAGGAGGCAAAGTATCATGGATAATGAAGAGATTGAGTATCGCTGGACTGAGCTTTCAGATAGATGTGAATATCACAGATTCTATGCTCTCGAAGAATTCATAGGAAACGAGAGCACGAAAACTGACCTCATTTGCTTAGCTTGTACGCAATGTGGGTCTTTAATTATACATGCAGTACAGGCAAAATAATCTAAGGAAAAAGGAAAAACAACAATGGCTATCGCTCCAGCAAACGTAGTTTGGTATGGACCAGCTCTTGCCCAAGGGCAGGAACAGTCTCAGGGTGGACTTTCGGGTTCACAATCTCGGCAGTTAGTTGGTATCGCCACCTTTATAGGTGATGGTGCGGCTTCTTCTGCTACTCTTAACTGGATTGACGGCTCACAGAAGCCGTTTCAGACAGTTATTCTTCTCCCGGTTCTTTCAGTTACCGCTCCAGCTACTATTGGCGGTGTGGCTAACCAAGCAGTTTATTCCGGCGTCGGTGCATATGGTCAACTTGCGAAGGGGCAGTCAGTAACCTTTGCGGGCTTTACTAACGCGGGTAACAATGGAACTTTCACGATTAACGCTCTTACTACCTCTACGATTCAGGTTACTAATGCTTCGTCAGTGGCAGAAACCAATCCAGCGGCTACTGTTGCATTCAACATGGCTACTGGTTCATTGGTTGCGGGTGCTTATGTTACTCGTGCAATCGTAAGCGCGGCTGGTGTGGCAGATACACAAGTTAATACTACCTTGGCTGAAATCTCTACTCAGACTCAAACTAACGCAGTGATTAACTTTTATAGCGCGGCATTTGCTGCTGTGATTCCCGGTAACGGCAACACTATTTCCGTTCTCGTGACTCTCTATCCTAACTCGTAGTCTCCTATGACTTTGACTCTTCAGTGGCTCGCAGGCTTTTTTGACGGGGAAGGCTATGTAGGTATGGCTGGAGGATGTGGTGCAAGTAAAGGACTATATCCTCGTATTACAATCACAAATACATATCTTCCTGTCTTAAAAGCTATTCAGGCCCAATTTGGCGGTTCAATTTATATTTGCCGTAAAACAGACAGAGATAAAGGTATCCGTCAATGCTATACTCTTTCATGGTCTTGTAAAAAGGCTATTACTCTTTTGAAAGAATTAGTTCCTTTTCTTACAGTTAAGAAAAGTCAGGCCGAATTATTGATTCTAGGTTATACGACTCACAAGCGTGATGGTCGTAGTTTGTCGAACACCTGTCTTCAACAGCGAGTGCAGCTTCAAAGTCAATTAACTGAAATTAAGCACGAAGAATTTATTCAGTAAGGAGATTTTAACATGTCACTCTTTAGAGATGAGAATCCGGCACTGGGTCCGACAACTCAGGTTAAAGAACTTAGTGGGTATGGAACGGGAACTCCCACTGTCACCTATCTTAAGCCTATGACGCGAGAGATGGTTG